CTTTTTTGATAAATACATCATACACTCTCATTCGGAGAGTTTATGCAGTTACCCACTGCGTAGCGGCTAGAACCCGCTAATTTTACAAAGGAAAATCAAATGGGACGTCCTCTAAAAATCGCAAAGGCTCAAGCAGTCTTAACAATTACTGATACAGCAGAAACAGGCAGTATCATCACAGTATCACAAAGCTTAACAACATTAGGTGTTATCGCAGGTATGCCATTCGTAGTAGCCAGCACCGTTGGTGGTCTAACAGCTAATACAACATACTGGGTTTTAACAGTTATTGATGCTAATAATTTCACTGCATCTGCAACTGATTTAAGTGCCAACACAACTCGTACTCCGGTTGCATTAACTGATACATCAAGTCAATCAGTTTCTGCATCAGTTGGTGTAGTTGATGCATACTTCAATAATCCAGAATCTGGTGCTGGTTTCCCAGCAACTAATGCTAATACATATGGCGTAGTTGGTGGTAATACAGCTATCATTGGTTCACAGGTTCTACCACGTGTTGCTATCGGTGTTAGTGGTACAGGTACATTGTACGCTGCCACTGATACTGAATTCGTAACAGGTATTGGTACTGATTTAGCAAACACACTAAGTGTGGGTTCAGTAATTCAAATCGCTAGCGCAAACGTTAACGGTACCTCAACTGATTATACTACTCTAGGTTTTGCAAATACAGTTCCTGGCTTGACAACTGTTGCTGTTGCTAACACACAAAATACAGGTAATATCATTGGTACTTCAGGTAATGCTGAAACATTGATCGCTAATGGTACAGTAAGATTTACTGCTAACTTGGGTGGTCTAGTTGCTGGTACAACTTATTTCGTTAAGGCTATTGCAAATGCATCTGCATTCACTGTTTCTACAACATTAGGTGGTGCTGAGGTTGATTTGTCAAGTGCTACAGGTACACCAGATGCACAGCAAGACGTAGTTGAATTGACTGCAAATGCGGCAGTGGCTGCATCAGGTTCTGCATTCATCTATGCTGATGACGAAGCAGGTTTCATCTTACGTCAAAAAGGTAAGACAAAGTATCTAGTACAAGGTGGTACAACTGGTCTAGTTGCACAATGCTACACAGCTAATGTTGCTAATACAGCATTAACACCAAACACAATGAACATCTTGTCTACTGATGCAGCCTCTGGTACAGCATATGTTTCAAGTGTTAATGATTATAACTCTGAAGTGTTCCCGACGCAAGTTGCTGCCGGTTCATTGTCAGCAGGTACATTGTATACAATTTACTCTACTGGTACAACAGACTGGTCAGTATGTGGTGCGGCATCTAATATGACAGGTGTTACATTCCTTGCTACAGCCGCAGGTACTGGCACAGGTACTGCTGTTGTTTATAGTGTTAACCCTGATGTTATCGCTACATTCAACACAGCATACGCCGCTAATACATACGGTGGACAGCCTAACCCAATCGTAACTATCGCTAGTGCTTAATTATGACAACATCCAGAGCCATTAAGATGCCAACAAAAAAGACTGAAACAGATGTAGCGGTTCTTCAAGTGCAAGTACAAAACATCACAGATGATATCAGCGAAATAAAAGCTGATATCAAAGATGTTAATCTTAGCATACAAAAGAACAATGAGGATACTCACAAGCTTCTAAAAGAAATGAAAGAAGCAAGTGCAACTGCTCATAAATCTATGTCTGATAAAGTTGGTGCATTGGAAAAATGGCGCTGGATGATGATGGGAGCAGGTGTAGTTATCGGGTCGTTAGGATTCGACACTATAGCAAAATTGCTAAAATAAAAAAGAGACTTAGGTCTCTTTTTTTGTAAGTGCGTTTAGCTTTTTCTGAACAACATCAAAGTTTACTGTATTAAATAAGCCCGGATGTAATGGTTTGGGATATTGTTTATTACCTACCCACGCATAACCACAATGCTCGTCATTCAATACAGGAATAAATTCATTATCTACTTTACAGAAAAATGTATGATAGGTGAATGAGTTATTAACAAACTTTTGAATGGGTATAAGTTTAGCATTGTCTGGGAAATAACTAATTTCTTCAATGCATTCACGCTGTAGACCTTCAAGTAATGTTTCATCACCTTCTATTTTGCCTCCGGGTATACCCCAGTTGCCCGGATTCTTGCTGTCATTTCTTAATAGATATAAGAAACGTTTAGTAGATTCGGAATAGAAAAATACGCCTGCTGATATATTTGTCATACTATAAGACATTATATCATATTAACAATTATATTACAATACTGTAATCGCCCTGATCATACCATCCTTCATATGATTTCATCCATACGTTTTCAGTATATGCAAATCTATATTGTAGATTGGTTGTAAGATTGGTTACATACTCAAGTGTAGTAGCCTCTTGACTATCAAACGATACGAACCACTCACCCGAAGTTGAGTCATATTCAATGATATCATTTGCGTTAGCAACTAATGGTCCCCAAGCAATTGTAGTATCACCTGGACTACCGATATCTTCTACAATAAGATATCTACGACCATTGATTGGCCCAGGCAGTCCTGCGTTTGGTCCTGTGACTAATGGGTTAATCACGCTGTCTACCGGATCCAATGTGTTTTGCGGCAGGGTATCAGGGTCAATATCGTATATCAATAGTCTATCGTCTAATGGGTCAAGAACGATAGTTCCAACAATATCAGTATTCATAAATGGATTCTGCAACCATATCTGACTGATGCCGGGGCGCAACGTACCGTATACGTTCAATAAGCTACTCCAATATAAACTTGTGTCCGGTGGAGGAGGATACTCTAAGCTTTCATTGTTCGGATAGAATGCTTCATCAGCAGGTAACAACTGTAGTCTATTACCTATCAATAATAATTTGTATCCGTATGGAGTGATCTTTTGACGAGTACCTAACAATAAGTCATCATCTTGTATATCTTCAAGTGCTTGACCTTTAAAGATACTTGCAATAACTTTCTCAATAACGCCCATCTTTTTAAGTTTGGCAGCGTTACTTAACCAGATAGGCATATAGAACTTCCAACTCAATACATCGATGGGATTACCGGTACCTTGAGGAATACTACGACTACTAAATGTTAATCCATCTTGGTATACAACAGATAATGATGTCCAATCAATGAAGTTATCAGTAGATTGTATCTCTAATGAAGGGTTGAATAGTGTACCTAACTGTTCAATCAACTCTAATTTTTGTTGATAGTTAGTAGTCCAAAAGTCTACATTGATACGTAATGTATATGGAACAGGCATTAGTCTTTCAACAGTAAATGCTTGGCCTTGAACCTGCTCATAACTTTGTGTATCAGCATTATAGCTACGTTGACGAACTTGAATCTTATCGATGAACGTAGGATCTTGTGTTCTACGTTGGTCGTATTCTAAACCACTAATATAATATGTAATTAACGGAGCACTTGGCAAGTTACTTGCACTATTATTTGCAATGATTGTAGAAGCTTGACGACTACTATCACCGTACATGATAGGAACACGAACAAGTATCTCATTACCTGCAGGGTCTTTACCTTTAGTAACTTGCCAGTTACTGAATATTTTTGCAAACTGTATTAAGAATCTGCGTATCTGATTGTCATAGAAAAATTGTGCCATTTATATTCTTTAAGGTTGCGGTGGTATTGGATCTGGTGCAATAGTAAGTATCGTAGATAGACCTTGCTTCTGTTTAGTAGTTGTTCCGTCAGTCAATACTGTTACATTACTATTATTTATGAAGCTAGATTGCTGTGACAAATCTCCTGAAGTGAATCCAGTCTGCGTTCTTACATTCTCAGAGATTCTTATCCATAGTCTACCATCCCAACGATATAGTATTTGAGGTAAGTAATCAATACGTAAGAAGTAATCACCTACTTGTGGGTTTTGCGGGAACGCAATACCTGCACCAGTTGGGAAGCCGTTAGGAGCAGTACCGTCACCATCCAAGTAACCAGTTGTGTAACCAAATGTGCGTGGACTACTACGTGCAATGAATTGGAATCTAGGATCACAGTCTGCTCTAAAGTCCATTACAGGAGTTATCTCGTCAGTAAATCCTGGTAATTCTGGATTCTGGTCAGCAGTAGAATAGGTATTATCTGCAGTACCATATGGTCCTGTAATTAAACCTAAACTATCAATGGTTAGCATTGTGTCACCTGAGACAGGACCTGATCCACCTGAAGTTAATTGCGGTGCAACTGTTAATGCTTTTAATGATAATGTTGCTTTTGGTTCAACTGCGCCACCGTCAACTGTCATATTAAACATAGTTTTTACGGATGAAGCAGGTATACGTAATACAGGACTAGGGTTTTTATACAATGAAGATTGCATAAGTTCAACAGTAGCAATCGGTGCACCTGTGTTACCTGTTACTATATTAGTAGGCGGTGCAGGTTGATTGTATTTGCCTGACAACTCTGTATTAGTTTCAAACGTGCCATATGTAGGTACAACATATAGATTATTTCTATCATAACCTGCTTTAGGAACAAGTCGTGCTGCCTCTTCCAATGCCGCATTATTAATTTCAATATTTCTGTTATATGTAGACAGAATATCTTTAAGATTTGATGCCGTATCTAACTCCCAATATGTTGTATTCGGTGGCATAGTGCCAGCTGGTACTTCAATTTTACTAATGTAATTCTTATCACCAAATGTAATAACATAACCCGGTGGATATACTTTTGTACTATCCCATACTCCTAGATAATTATCTTGGTTAATAGGCTCTGATAATATCTGACTATATTCTTCACTATCAACTAATGGTTCGCATTTAATACGCCACATATGTGGATACCAAGTTTGACTGAAACCCTCACTTGAAAAATTAGCATCGGTGATACTATAAAATCTTTTTAGTGCAACTGGAATAGTTTCTTTTAATGGATTATAATCCAATAAGTGAGGTAATTCTAATACATCACCGACCATTAACTTACGACCAACAATATCAATCATGTCATTATAATGAACATTAATAAAGATAATATCGTTGTTTAAAAATAATCCAAATTGACTCAAATCAAAATCTAAATTCTGAACATTATAATGACCACGTAATCTATATACATTTGGATCATATGTTCTATCTCTATTTTCTAGGAATAATAAGTCCTGAATATTTAATGGACTCATCGTATCATATTCAGGTTGTGTATAATCTATACTAGCACCTTGATTAGTTGGACCTAAATATTTGTGAATGTATAAATCCGTGCCACCAACACGCAATTGCTCTGATATTGTTCTATCAAAGAATCGATAATCATTCTGTTTATTTGGGCGGTATAAGGATAACTTTGGCATAATAGTATTTATCGTTATGCCCTATGCTTAAAACCTACGGTTGACAATAAATATGGGCTGTGTTATAATACTTAAATCATAGTAAAGGAGTGCCTAATGGCAACACGCAAGCGCAATTCAGAAGATCACAGTCAAGTAAAAGCATTAAACCCCCGAGACCCGGATGTTCAACATTACGGTGATGAACCGTTGTTTGTAATTCAACCCGATGAAGATAAACGTAGGGTAGCACTTATGCGTTCGTTTACGTGGTACCATCGTTTTTATGGCAAGAAAGATGCCAGAGAACTACTGTCACAATACTTGGATTTACATAATCGCACATCCGATGCAAAAATTATGCGTAGGATCCACGAGAATGAGTTTCTATTGACATTGTGCTGGTTAGCCCGTATGAAGTTGCGAGGATTGGAGTTGACTGAATCTGAGGAACTGACACTTGAAAATGAAGTTAGTCGCTTACTAAAATTGGTCCACAAGCCTGTGGAAGAAAAAGTCGAAGTTGAAGCACCTGCAAGACCCAATATTCAGGATATTTTGCGTGATAAAGCAAAAGATGCCGCCGGGGAACTTGAAGGTATGTTTGATGAATTCATTCTGTACGGCAAAGCAAGCTCAAAAACAATGGACGTAGTTGCACGTTTCAATGTTATGCCACAACATATTGGGTTGATTGCTGATATTTGGAAGAAGAAACAGAATGAATTTGATGAATTGCAAAAGGGCCTAGACAAGCAATTGACAGAAGGTTATAACCAACTGACAAAGATTCAAGTTCGTAATATTATTAAGTATATTGAAAATGTACTAGCTGACTTGAATGCGTACATTTCAGTTAAGAAAGCAAGTAAAGCACCTCGTCAACGTAAAGCAGTACCTGTTGAAAAGATTGTAGCTAAACTTAAGTATCTTAAAACATTCAAAGATACTCCCAACAAGCTTGACTTGATATCTATCAGTCCTGTAAAATTGCATGGTGCAAGTGAAGCGTGGGTCTATGACACTGCAAAGCGCAAATTGCATCACTAT